CTAATATAGAATCATCATCTTCTGGTGTAATAGCAGCTTCAGTTACTTTGAAACCAACACGGCAAGATGGATTATTGGTAAAACGACTTACATATAATTTCAAGTCGTCGTTACGGACAAAAAGACCATCAACGAAATAAACACCAGCGCCAACGTCAACGCTATAACCATAACCGAGAACGTCTGAAGATGCGTTATTAGTATAAGTTGTTGGAGTTTCTCCAAGATTACCTGTTAGTTTAACAACAGCAGTAATATCATTAAGCTGATCTTCTTTTAAACGAAAGTTAGTTGAAATTTGGTTATCTGCAATTAAAGCAGTAATATTTTCACCAGGAAGTAAACGACGTGTTTCGTTATCTTCTGCAGTACCTTCAATCTTACAGTAAAGAGTTGGAATATTTAAATCATCAACAACAGCTGAACCACCAGAAGTATCAAGAACACGCATCTTAACACCTGAAGTTTCACCTGTAATAATTTTATTTTTTAGAGTTTCAATATATGTGGTAATATCCACAGTACCTGTAAACTGTTCGAGTTTAATGAAGTGAACTTTATTATCTACGTTTACCGAGCCAGGAATAACTTGAGAACCATTTTTAAATACATGGTTACCAAATCTAGAAACTTGATTCTGTAGAATAGTTTGTAATTGAGTAAGTTCACGAGCCTGAACTGCATAACTTGGACGGAACAAAACACGATAAAAATCTTTATTATCTTGGTAATCGTCAAAGTACGGTTCGGTATTAAAGTCTAGTGCCATTCGTTTTCTCTTTTATAAAGTTAAACCTAATACTATATTTAGTTAGAATCTAATGATAGTTCTTAAAGTAATTGTTTCATCACCAGATGGGGTGAAACCTTGTTTATTGTCAATATACATTAACTGACCTGAAAATTTATCAAAATTCGGTAAACCAACAGTGATAGCAGTAAAGTTATTTGTAATGTTATTAGTCTGGATAAAAACATCATTAGCTTGTGGGATGTCACTATCCAATGACTGTACAAGAACGCTTGTTTCAGTTAAAGAAATAATTCTGTATCTTTTCTTAGACTTAGTAGAACCAACATATGTTAGAACTGCAAATCCATTAGTTTCAGAACCTGTAGTTGTAGTTGGTGGTGTTGATCCACCAAGTCCAGAAACAACAACGGTATATATTCTATCTTCATAATATAAGAATTGGCCAATGGTTAAAGGTAAAGATTGAGTCCATTCTATTTCTGGTGTTGTTGTTCTTTCAATATATAAGTCATCATCTCGACTGAATATTACTGGGTTAATCGGAGATTGAATAATGAAACACGCAGAACCAATAGTTCCTTGATATCTTTCAAATCCATCAAATACACGTGGATCTTTAATAATACCAACTTGACGATAGTCGTTGTTAACGATAGTTCCTTGGTTAAGGTCATTAGAAATATTAGAATAGAACATCAAAGAACGAGAATATAGTTCTTCTGGTGAGTTTTTACCATGACCACCGAAAGGTGAAATAATAGCACGCAAAGTTGCACCATTACCATTACCAACAACTTTAACGTTGGCATAAGTATAACCTTCACCTCGATTTGTAATATTAATTTTAACAATTGAGTTTGTAATTGGATCAATTACAGCTTCTGCTGATGCTCCACTACCATCTCCCTCAATAGCTATATTGGCAACACCATATGAGTATCCACCAGATATAACAGCGATTGCGTCAATAGTACCAGCTGGAGTTAGAATCTCATTATTTGCTTGTTGAGAAGAAATAGCACCTAGAGAAAGATCAGCAACTAAACTAGCACCTTCACCATCACCAGAAACAGTAAGAGATGCTTTAGTATATCCAACTCCTGGATCGTCAATAACAACATATACAATTTGTCCATTTTCTGTAATAGCTGAAACTCTTGCTTCAGATTTTGTGGTCAAGAAATTAATCTCACCACCAGTTCCAGTTGAGTCAGTAATTGTCGCAAGAGGGGTTGCTGAATATCCAGCACCATATCGTAAAACTGCATAACCAGTAGCAATTGTTCCGTCTCTGCGAAGTGATGCTGGTTTACCAATATATCTTAAAGAAACACCACCATTACTTACGGTGCCACTTGTATGAGTTGGAGGATATGCTCCAGTATATCCAGTAGTCATAACTTCATACATTCTGGGAACTGTATCTTGAACATATACAGTATCTCCAGCTGTAACTGAAGTTGTTGAAACCCATAATGGGGATGTAATCTGAGTTCCAGAAGCCCATGTTGGAGCAATAGAACCAAAGAAACCATTATCAACTACTGTATATAAATTTATGTTATTATATACTTGATCATTTGTATATACTTCCATAAATTTTGCCCATTGGGTTCCAAAATAAACGTCTGGCGCAGAAGTATAATTAATACCCTGATCAACGATATGGGTTGAAATCACTCTATCTGCATATAATTTAGATCTTGCTGCAGCATAATTACCACCACCACCTGAAAATGTAACTGCTGGTGCTGTATTATAACCAGATCCAGAATTAATCATAACGATTTCTCTAACAGAACCATTCAAAACAACACTATCAAGAACACCAGTTTCAACATTAGCAGATGCAGTTGCTCCAGCACCACCACCACCTGTAATAGTTACAGTTGGGTTTGTATAACCAGAACCTTTTGTTATAAGGTTTATCTGTTGAACAGGAGAACCAGATAAAGATGCTGTTATGTTTGCACCCAAACCTGATGGATCTTCAATAATAACTGTTGGAACAGAAGTATAACCAGAACCAGCTGTAATTAATTGTACATTTGTTATTACACCACTTGTAACTGTTGCAATAGCTGTTGCTCCAGATCCACCACCGCCTGCAATTGTTAACAGAGGAGAAACATAATTACTACCACCAGAAACAATTGTTAAACCAGAAATTAAAGAAGTTCCAATTATGGCTTGGGCTGATGCGCCAATACCTGTTGAATCTGTTATTGTAACAGTTGGTGCAGAAGTATAACCAGCACCAGGATTATCTAAATCAATAGATGTTAGGTTTTGATTATTTACAGTTTCAAGTGTACCTTTTAATGTTGTACCAACATACTTCAAAGCTGTTGTTCCATTTAAAACAGTACCATCTCTATGAGTTGGAGGAATTGATGAAAGAATTCCAGGTGTAACAATTTCATAATAATCTGAAGTGGAAGTATTATAAATTGTTTGACCAAGGTTTACATTATTTCCCGCAACAAAAGGTGAAGCAGTTCCAATCGGTGGGCTAAAAGTAACTGTTGGGTTTGTATAACCAGTTCCTGGTTCAGCTATCTGTGCTTGTGTTATAAAAAGTGGATCAGATTCTTTGTAACCATCACCTAGAACAGAAACTAAAGCAGTTGAATAATCAACACCTCTGTTTGTAATAAAAATATTATCAATTGTACCATTGGAATAGAAATGGGTAGTCAAAGCTGATACAACAGGAATGTACTCGTCAGTATAAAATTTATTTCGAAGGTTAATTGGAATATTATACATAAATTTCCAAACATAACCATCAGCTGTGGTGATTGGTTCTAATTGTGTTCCTGTTGGTTTATTTGTGGAATATGCTCCATTATTATTATCCAAACATTTATACACATTATATTCATCAGTAACAACATAGAAATTTGCATCTTCAATTTTTTGCGCACCAGATTTAGCCATACCAATAACAACAGATGCTTCAGCACCAGTTCCCGATACTGATGTAATTGAAATTTGTGGTACAGATGTATATCCAGTTCCTGGTGATAATAAAACAATGCCAGCAATAGCACCATTTACAATTTCAGAAACAGCAGCTGTTGCACCTGTACCTCCACCACCAGTAATACTTATTTGAATATCTTCAATATTAATATAACCAGCACCACCAGAAATAAGATTAATTCCAAGGACTTCGTCACATAAACGATCATCATACATATCATAAACTACATCAGAAGCCCAATCTTTCCTATCTACAACGAAAGCAACATCTGACGGTTTAATTTCTTTGATTGTGATGATTTCGTTACGAACTTCATGCTCGTAATTTAAACTATCAACAGGATTTTCTGGAACGTTCTCATCATTCCAAGATAATGTTTTACCCAAAAAGTAAAAATATGATGATGAACGTGTGACCACGTTCTGATAAACACCCTCTGCAAGAGATTTATACAGAATGGTTTTTACAAGAGATGTAGTTGCCATTTTTATTTAATTCCGTTATCCTGTTTATTTTTCATAACAAATATATTTTTATTAACTTACAGTTACTTTCCAAGTAACAGCGATTGTATCACCAGCTTGTTTATTAACAACTGGGAATACTGTACGACATAACATAGTACCAGAAACAGAAGCATTGAAAATGCCAGCTTCAGTAATAGCACCAGTACCAGTACCTGCTGGGAAAGTGGCAGTGTAAGTAATAGAGTTATTGTCTTGTAAGTTACCAGACAATAGAACACGACCAGTTTGAGTACCAAGAGTTGTGTCAGCATCAGCAGGAGAAGCAGTACCAGTACCAATACCCATATGTGACATATGAGTAGGAGTGTCGGCTGCTTGAGCGATCATCTTACCTGCAATATAAATCTTACCAGTTGCAACAACTAAGTTAGGGACTTCGAATTCTTGTGTAACTTCGCCAAGTTCGTTTGTTTTGGTAATTTTTACCATACCTTTGGCTTTAATGCCAGAATCAATTAACTGTTCAGTCATAGTTTCTCCTTTTTTAATTTAAATCTTACCATGTGGAAGCATAACCATTGGCATATACTTCGGCGAAGTATCCACCTTCTTCATATGGTTCTATAACAACATATCCTGTATTTCCAAAAGTAGCTGCATTTAAAGCATCTTGGAATAAGGTATTTGTACCATCACTATTTAGGGCAACATCTAGAGCAGCCCCAGTATTTCCGTTCGTATTATCAGGTACTGTGACAACAGAATCAGTATCTAGAATCTTTTTAGTAAATACTTCTGTAAAATCTGTTGTTGGATTAAGCATCGTAACAACAGCATCTGTATCTAAAACAGCTTTAGTAAAAGTTTGAACAAACAAATCTTCTGGTAAAACTTGTTGATTTACAATATCTGTTGTAAAACCAAAATATTTACCAATAACAAACAACGTTTCAATATTTGGATCAAGTATTGTAGCTGAATCTTCTAGATATTTGAAAATATCAAATCTGTAATATGAATCATAATTATATGAATTTAAAGAGTCTGAAAGATCTTTACCGATATTAAAATACCAATAATTGTCTGTTATTTCAGAAACGCTATCATATAAAGTAACACCAAGAGATTTGACGAGAGATGTAAGAGCAAGTTCAAGATTAATCTTGTTGTTAATACTGTACTCACCAAACATAGCCATACCAGATGGATGCAACATTGATCGTACGATAGATGCGTACGATTGAAGCTGTTCATCAATCTTTAATACATAAGCGAATGCTTGATAATAATATGAGTCTTGGATAAACATAGAATCATCCAAGAAACCATCATTATTTTTATAATATCCTGGGTATTTAGCGACAGCACCTAATGATACATTTAGTAGTGCTGGGTTACCAGAAACAGTATCTTTTGCATTAACGAAGAACTGACGAGCAACAGTACCTACATAAGCACCATCTGAATATTCAGCTGCCCAATAATCACCCCAGTTAATATAACCACTTTCAGTAAAACCGTTAGTTTTATCTGAATATGTATAAGAATATTTTTGTCCTAAAATAACTTCGCCTGATGCGCCAACACCAGTTGTATCACCAACAGCGTTTGAGAAATTAACAAACGCTGTGTTATAATTCTTACCTATTGTGTCAACAATAACTGCTGTAACAACACCATTCTCAATTCCACAAGAGGCTACAGCTCCATTACCATCACCACCTATTGTAATAGTTGGAGCGGTTGTATAACCATAACCACCATTTGTTATGTTGATACTTACAACTTTATCAGATAAAGAACCTGTTCCGAGTTCAGCTACACCAGTAGCTGTAACACCTCCTGGTGGTGGAGCACTAAATGTTATTGGTGGGATATATGTATATTGTTGACCATTATCGCTAACAAAAGTTGAAGTTACAACGCCACTATGTATTACTGAGTGGCCAGTCGCTCCAGTACCACCAACACCACCAAGAGTAACAATAGGTGGTAAAGTATAACCATGACCACCTGAGATCATGTTTACATAACCCATTGTACCTTCATCTAATGAATATGTAATAGCGACAGGTTGTTGTCCGATTTTCTTTTTACTAGAAACAGCAGATGATGGGAGAACTGTAATAGAAAAATCAGTTGAATACCCCAAAGCAAATTTAATAACATCAATTGTTTTTAATCCACCATTATCATAAGTATTCAAAACCTTAAACCAAATCGGTGTTCCTTCACCAGAAGAAACTTGGAAAACCATACCAGGTCTAAATCCTTCACCTGGATTTTGAATTTTAACTCTATTAGTATTCTTTAAAATTTCCCCTTGAAATTG